AAACTATCGGAAATCCAACCATTATCCATAACTGTAATTGTCATTTTTGATCCTTTACGCTGTAGCCACACACCGCCATTTGCTAGTCGTGGCATTCCATATAAAGCCAATGTCCAATCTATTCGTAGTAACTGTTGTTGTGGGCAAAGCAGTATTAGAAGACTCGAATGACGAACCAAAAGTAAGAGCAATAGCCGCTGTTCCGGTAATTGAAATTATTAATTTTTGACCGTTTGTGGGAGTCCCAGTCAAATTTGTTGTAAAACTGGTGATGGCTACTGATTGACCAGTGATGACCATCATGTCATAATCATTAGTATTAAGAGTCGGTGTTCCACTATTTAAAGTGCTTGTCAATACGCGAGGAGTTACTCTTTTATTAGTAAGCGTCTGTATAGCAGCAGCACCAACTACTGTATCACCTGTAACAGCAGTGGATAAATTAGTGTAAGTTGGTGTTGCAAGGAATGTTGCTACACCTGACCCAAGTCCTGATACACCTGTTGAAATAGGTAGCCCTGTTGCGTTAGTAAGGGTTCCGCTTGCAGGGGTTCCTAACGCAGGGGCTGTCAGAACAGGGGAGGTAAGAGTTTTATTTGTAAGCGTTTGCGTAGCCGCTATACCTACAACAGTATCAGTCGCTGCCGGAAGCGTAAGTGTGTTGGTTCCCGCCACGGCAGTGGCTACAAGCGTTATCGATCCAGAAGTTGACCCATTAAGTGCAACACCAGCACTTGTAATTGTTGGACTGGTTAATGTCTTATTAGTAAGCGTCTGTGTGCCAGCTTCTGTCACGGGAGCGTTGGCAACCTCAATAAGGTCCGTGCTGTTTGTGTATGCAATGGCCTTCTTGCCAGCAGCAATCGTAAAACCTAACTGGCCCGATACCTTAACAATAAGAGCGATATTCGTGTTGTTGAACAGTATGTAGGGTTTGTCTACCGCAGGAACGGTTACCGTATGCCCCGCTGTTGGCGTACCCGTGAACTCAATAACGTAGTTACGACCGACAGAGGAGGCTCCGTCAGGAATCGTAAGTGCAGTAGGGCCGGTACTCACAAGGGCCTGTGTGGTGTAACCAGCGATAGCCTCTTCAACCAACGTACCAAGGTTCGTATTGGTCGTATCGCCCCACGTACCGGACTGATCGCCAGTACCCATCAAGGTAAGTTTAAGATTAGTTGAATACGTACTTGTCATGCCAAAAACCTCTAGGCGGCTATCTGAGTCCAGTTTGGAGACTGAGATGGTGTGATGGGACTATACCCCGGAACTTGATTTGGCGCAATCATTACCCATGCAGGAATTTGGTCAGGAACAATCTGACCCCAGACAAGAACTTGTCCAACAGATCCCGTAGCAAATACACCCGTAAGATTTACATTGGCGTCCGCTGTGACAGATACTGAGCCGACTTGACCTGTTGCCGCGACCCCTGTTGGAAAGACGTTTGCATCAAACTGCGTATCAACAGTTCCAACAAATCCCGTGGCCTCAACACCAGTAAGGCTTACATTAGCATCTGCTGTAACAGCTACCGTGCCAACACTGCCTGTGGCAGTAACGCCCGTAAGGCTTACATTAGCATCTGCTGTAACAGCTACCGTGCCAACATCGCCCGTAGCAGAAACACCCGTAAGGTTTACATTAGCGTCAGCCGTGACAGTTGCCGTGCCAACACTGCCTGTGGCAGTGACGCCCGTAACACTGGCATTGGCATCTGCTGTGACAGTTACCGTACCGACAGCACCTGTGGCAGTAACGCCCGTAAGACTTACATTAGCGTCAGCCGTGACAGAAGGAGAGCCAACCTGTCCAGTTGCAACTCCAATATCAACCGCACCCGTGCCAAACGCACCCAGACCCCATCCTTGGGATCTAGACCATCCTTCAAAGGCTACGACTGCATCGGTCATTACTCATCACGCTATGCGAATAATGGCATTGGAAGCATCGTTTGTTGGGAAGATAACAGAGAATGTACCCGCAGATGCCGTTTTATCCGAACCAAAATCCAATACAACGACGGCCTTATTGCTCTGCGTTGAGTTATAAATTAATGCACCGCGAGCAGTAAATGATGCTGTAGACCACGTAGAATCGGCAAAGTCAGCAAAAGCTGTCGTGCCAGAAGACGACGTTGTGCCAACAGTAAGGGTATTACCGCCCGCTACATATGCGGAACCCGTCGTGTTTGTCGTCTCGTTGGTCGCAGAGTATGCGGTTGTTGAAGCATCAAGCGTTGCAGACGATGTGTACAAGGCCAACTTGAATGTGTCGGCAGTCGTTGCACCACGGACAACCGTAGTAGCAATCGCGTGGATACCACTCAAGAGTTCAGTCTTGAACGATGTTGTCATGAAGTTTCCAGAAAATGCCATCACGGCCTCCTTATAAGTTCAGCTAATTGTGGTTGACCAGCTTCTGTCACCAGATGACTGACCGTGGATCTGTCGCATTGTATAGCACGTTTCATGTAGTGCAGTATAACCTGTTCTACCTGATTTTGAAATGCCATTGCTTGACCTCGGATTACATCCGGGGCAGTAGCCGATACAGAGACAATACTTTTTGATGCCTGTTCCGCCCAGAACTCCGGCGGATGACCGCCATTGTCCGACGTAACCACATCAACTGTAAATGTTCCGGTTTGCATCGCTGGGGTAAACATCAATTAGCCTTCACTCTGATAAGACCATCACGATAAGCATCATCGTTCTCACGACCCTCACCGTAGTTCTTGAGACGGGTAAGAGCCTCAATGAACCGTTGGTTGTACGTGTTAAGGAGTTCGTTCTCACCCTTCATAAACGTATACGCCTCTACCAGAGACCCATACAAAAGGGTTTCAACAGCATTGTCGCCAAGCCATGTTGTTCCAGAAACTGTGATACTAGCTGGCTTGTAGTAATAGTGAATTTCAGTGACAAACGCCGCGTTTGGCACCGGGGCAATCAGGAAGTTGTCCTTGTCGAACAAGGCGTAGTACTTCGGAATACCCGTTGCTTCGGTCGGGTTATACTCCTGTAGATACTCCACGTCCTTGTTCAACAGAATAACCTTTGACCCAGACGACGTGATCATTAAGCTGAATGGTGCCAGAAAATCTGTCGGGGCTGCCAGATACTTATTTGAGGCAGTCATCGTACCAGTGGCATTTTTCCTGAAGTCCTCAAGATCGACAGCATAGAAGATGCGTTCTTCAGCACTTTGGATAAAGTTGTCGATGTTTGCCGAGAATGTTGTCTCGTCGTACTCGGTGTAATCTTTAATGGCTTGCACCAACGTAGCGTATGTCCAGCCCATCAGAGTATCTCCACCGTAACTTCTGTCAACTCACCAAGTGCCTGTGACCCTTCAGCGGATACAGATACATTTTCCGTGGCCAGAACTTCAACAACGCCAACCTGCGTAATCATCTGCAACAGGTTATACTGTATAAACGGGAAAATGTCAGTACCAACTGGTACATCCATCGGCTCAATGCGGGACGGTCTTGGTGCAACCAACGCCTGTGGCTCAGGTGGCGGAAAGATCGGGTCTAACTGAGGGTGCTTCGACTCCCAGCACTCCGTGCAGGTTCTGAGACCATTCCATTCCTTCGCAAGCAGGTGATAGTCATATTGAAACCCGCACCTGTCGCAGATCGCAATGGCATATTTACCGTTTGCAAAAAGGCCCATGGGTTACCCCAGCCGATAGTTGGACCGAGAAGGCGTCAATCTCAAAGATGCCCGATCACGATCTTCTGTGGCAGCACGTTCAAACTCTTCCTCGTAGATCGCCTTCAACATCTGAATGCGGTCAGGAGCCTTTTTGATCGCAATGTAGTACGCCAACCCGGCAGCAAGACACGGATAGAAGCGAAACGGGATCTGCATGGTGTTCACGCCAGACGCAGCATCGTCCAGTCGCACCAGCTTATCGACCACCAGAGTGTAGTTTGTGTTAGGTTTTGGCCAGACATACACAACAGGAATGATCTTGCGGTCCACGAAATACTGTACGGGACGACCAATACTCAACTTGTTCGGGATATTCTGGTAGATCTCGCGGCTAATCCTGTCGATTGTGAGATCAGACTGTGACGCTGTACCAACTCCAGAACTATCTCTTATAACAGCAGTAATGATGTCGATCACACTTGATGTTAGCGTGTATGATTCATTGTTGGCAGTAAGCGCAATATCTTCTTGGACAATCGTCCACTGGTTCAAACCACGGTTTGCCCACTCAGCAAGAAGCAGATTCAAGCTACGGCGAGCCGTGCGCTGGTCGTATCCTGTGCGGATCTCAATGCCACAACGCTCAAACGCCTCTTCGATGTAGTCGGCTACATCTAACTCAAATGTCTTCGTGCCAGAAACTGTCATATCAACTCATCTTGCAAGGTTTCATACGAATCACTATCCCGCCACCACGGCTCACAACAGAGCCGCCCTTACTCATCTTCTTCGCCTTGCCTTTGCCCATGATCCCCATGCGCTTCATTACGCGCATCGGTTTCATAGGCTTCACAAGACCGCCCTTGGCAAATCCGGCAGTAGCACCCATCTGCCCAGTTGTCTTATTCATACCAACAAGAGCAGGATTTGTCTGCTCCGTTGTTCCCTGCGGTTGACCAAATGCTGCGCCCTGCATCCCGTAATCAGACGGAGAAGCATATGGGGATGCCTGTGGCGCAGCAGGGGCAGGTGCCTGTGCTGTGCCAAGACTTGCCATACCAATCGGAGGAGCAGCCCCGACCGCACCACCATCAGCGTATTTGCGAGTACGGTTCATCATCTCAACGTCCCCCTGCTCTACCAAATCCCTTGGTAGCAACGCCACAACCGCGTTTTGACGAACGCTTGGCTGTTACTAGGCCGCCTTTAGCTTTAAACTTCATGTCCTCCAGTTTATAGCCCCCCTCTGGGTAAAAAAACTTACTAATTTTCTCCGGGATTGTACTATTGTCTGACTTATCTGCGGGTTTAATAGCAGACTGCTTTTTCGTGGGAAATCTTCCGGGCAAGTCAGACATCGGCGTATCAAAACTTCCGGGAATTGCTTTTTTCGTAGGGATAAAATCGTCAAGTTCCGGCTTCTTGTACTGGTTCATGCCCATATCTTCGGCCTTGAACCCTTTTGTCTGCTTTGGCGTATCCTCACTTTTAAGAGAATCCGCGTACATGGTCTTTGGGATGGGCGCAATTTCACCGGTCTTCACTTTCCCAACCTTTGGAAGAGTGTCCATAACGTCTACGCCACTCTTCATCCGCGCACCGCCACGATTAGATTCGGTCTTGGGTTTAGCATAATCGGTTGAATACTCTTTACCCTTAAAGGTAAAGGTTTTTCCCGGCCCCAACAGTTCTCTTTGCGACTTAAATTCTTGTTCAAAAGGTGTTAACGCCATCTTACTTACTCCGCTTCTTCGACATGCCAGCCTGTGATAAGGCAATGGCGATTGCTTGTTTAGGGTTCTTTACCACAGGACCCTTCTTACTTCTTGTATTCAAGGTTCCAGCCTTAAACTCGCGCATCACCTTGTCTATCTTATTCTGCGCCTTCATGATCAATCACCTGTAGCCGGATGTCTTAGCAGCAATCTTGGGAGGCTGTTTTACAAACTGCTTCCCCTTTGCCTTACCTGCACGTTTAGCCTTCGTCGTCGCAGCATACTCCGAAGGAGTAAGAGCCTTAATGGCGGCTTCCGGCAAATACCTCTCACCTGTCTTACTGGACGGCTTACCAGATTTGGTACGCCATTTTTGATCAGACCAGTTCTTCAAGGATTGCTGTGGAGCCTTCATTAGTCCCTATATCCTCCGCCCTTTGCCTTGTACTGTTTAGCCAGCATCTGCGCCTTACGGGCCGACCACTGACCAGCAGCCGTACCCTGCACGGCTGCGCCCTTGATTTTGCTAAACAAAGCCTTCCTCATGGTAGGCTTTGTGTAGTTACCCGAAGCATTTACACCAGACTTCTTTACAGGCAACTCACCCTCCTTTAGCTTTTACCACGGCCCTTTGGCTTACCAATAGCAATCATGATCGCCATGCCACGGCCCTTTGGAGCCATGCCGCCCTTCTTCATAGCAAGACCTTTGCCCTTGGCAGCCATTCCGCCGCCACGCATCTTCATGCCTTCAGACTTCTCCATCTTCATGGATTCCATGCCTTCGTGCTTCATCATACCCTTCTTGGAAGAGTACATTTCCTTGCCACCATACTCGCTGATCTTGCCAGCCTTCTTCTTGGTGGCCATGCCGCCCTTTTTCATGCCCATTGGACCGCCGCCGTACCCACTATGTCGAAACAATGACGGAAAACCTGCTGGCTTGCTTGGTTTATTTGGACCTTGTGGACCAAATCCACCCGAATCTGCTGGCTTGCTTGGTTTATTTGGACCTTGTGGACCAAATCCACCAAATCCACCTGAGCCACTGCCACCTCCACCGGAAGTCCTCGGTGGATTTCTTGCATCTTGCAAAGCCTTATTCCTGGCTTTAAGTGCTTCCTGCTGTGCTTGGTTTAATCCCCGTGCTGGTGTCATGGTAGTCTCCTATCTGTTTTCAACTAAACGATCTATTTTCTCTTCAAACCGATCAAATCTCTTGATGAGTTGGTCTAGATCGTTATGAAGATCTACTCGAGTGACATAGTTTCGGGCTATATCCTCCCGCGTATTTGAGGTATGGCGGAACAATTCGTTAACCCTGCCATTAAGATACACCAAAATCCACGCCGTTGGTATGAGGATTATCGTTAACAGTATATTCCAGACAAACTCTAATCCAACCATCATGTCAGCATTTCCATCTTTTACGTGCCTGACGAAGACGGCTGTTGGGGTTTTTTGCAGCTTCCGGGAACATCTTCGCTTGTCCCGCTGATCTGGCACAGTAAGACTTACGGCGTTTAGCCCGCTCTCCTGTGGGCTTGTCTTCTGTCACGGCAGTCTTCAACTTCGATCCGGGGTTGGCACGGCGGAATGCTTTGACACCTTTTTCTGTCATGCCAGCACCGGTCTTCGTTTTACGGAAGTTGCCGGATTTGACAGATGTCTTAATTCCCATGCCCTTTGCCATCAGAAGTTCTTTGTCATCTCAAGAACAATCGTATATCTGTCTCCAGCAGTGGCCCCAACAGTGGTAAACATAAGGTCTCCTGTCTTACCACTACCCGCATTATTGGTTATCCCACCGAACCTTGCGAAGTCGAACGAGACAAATTGGTCCGCACCAATAGTGTAACAAATAACGTCAGTTGTTGCGTCCCAAAGGATGTCAACACCCATGCCAACCGTCATGGCATCCAGTGTAACAATGTTGACTCCGGTGCAAGTTTGCCCTTGAAAACCAGTCAAAGCAGAAACGTCTACCTTGAGTACAGCAGTTTCGCCAGTTCCATCGGAGATATTGGTGAATTTCATGACGGCTGTTCTTGTGCCGTCAAAAACTACCTGTGAAGTTACTGCATCAGCCATGTGATCTATCCTTTAAATAAGTGGAAGGGGTGCCAGATATTGACACCCCTCAAATCACATTATGGAACGTAAGTACCCTGCTGAATGTAGTTCACTTTTAGAAAGCCAGTACCCGTGCCGGTGTTTGTTGATGTAACCACGATCTTAATATCGGACGTTCCAACATTGATCCAAGTACCAATTCGGGTTGCGTCTGCCCCTGCCGTAGCATTTATAATTCCAAGTGTACCGCCCGCAACTGCCGCAGCCGCCGTAAGTGCTGTTGCAGAAACCGTTGTTCCGATACCAAGGGTGGTAGCTGCGCCGCTCCAAATAGCCGTTACATAAAGTTGAATGCCTGTGATCGTGCTGCCCGCTGGGATTACGATGGATGTCGTATAAACGCCCGCAGACACACCATTCGTAGCCTGAGTGATTTCTTGGTGCTGCGAAAGAACAACTTCGCCGACATTATTAACGTCTGTGCCAAGTGTCGTACCCGTTGTAGATTTGATGGTGCCAGCGCGTATTGGCCCAGAAAATGTCGTCGTACCCATGAGGATCTCCTGTCGTTGGGTTGTCTGCCACAGTGGCAGTCAGGGATTGCAAAACTCTACAATAAAAAAAGGGCTGACACAAGGCCAGCCCTTTCATATTTCTGTCAGTGACAGATTTTATGCACCCTGCGAACCGTACATGGCGCGAGGATCAGACCAACCGAAGCTATAACGCTCACGGGCCTTGTAACGAGCGTTGCCCGTTTCAAAGTCACCTTCCATAGCCGTCTTGATCGGGCTACGGACAAAGTGCTTCATGCCATTTGGTGCGTCTGTCTTAATGAAAAACGCATCAGGATCGGTCAGGAAGTGGTTAACACAGAAGCCCTGTGGCATGTAACCACCGGTCTTGATCGCATTGATGTCATTATCAGCAGTACCAACACGCTGTTCCGACTTCAAGATACGCTCTGCGGTGAACTGAAGAGCAGATGGGATGATCAGCTTCATGCCACGGAGGGCAATCTTCAGACCACGCTCGTCGATGAACGCTGCAATGTCGATCAGAGCCTGTTCGAGAGAAGTCTCGTTAAGGTCTGCCTGAGTTGCAAGCGTGTTCGACAAGTTACCGCCGCCAGTTGTAGGATGTGCGCTGTTGATCAACGAAACACCGTCGCCGCCCTTATAGGACGAGGAAAATGCGTTGTTGAGGACAGAAGCAGCCTTCACCTGTTTGGTGTTGGACATCGACCGTGCAAGAGCGCGGGTATAACGAGCCGACAGCTTGTCATACAGGTTATCTTCCACAGCCTCTTCCGTGATGGCGAATGCAAGAGCAATCGTCTCATGGGTGTAGCGAGCAGTGAAGGCTTCACCAGCGGTGTCATACGAAATGGCTGCGCCTTCGCCCTTTACAGGGGCTTGGCCGAAGCCGGAGAGCATGACCTCCTCCTCGAATGCACGGTCAGAGTTTTCCGTGTCGAAGATTTCGGAATGCTCATTGTCGTAACGGTCGTACTCCAAACCGAAAAGGGCGTTAAGACCCGGCTCCAGTTCTTTGAGGAGTTGTGAACGAGTAATAGCCATGGTTCATTACTCCTTAAATACCCGCGCCAGTGCCATTGGCATTGTAACGGTAGAAGTGATTGTTAAGCAGAACAATGGCCAGACGCCCAGCAGCCGCTGCATCGGAGTTCGCAGGAGTATCCTCGAAGCCCAAAATGCGGAGGTTGAGAGTGTTGGTCGTGTCTGCCGTTGAAACTGCAAGCACACCTGCTGACAAACCAGAGGTCGTTGAACCTGTAGTCGCCGTTGCAAAGTTAGCGTTGATGTGAACAAGGCTGTCTGCCGCTGCTGCATTACAGTTGATCAGGAACGTCTGATCAGGATGAGCAGAGATAGTTGCTGTAGCAAGCGAGTTAGCTAATACAGCGGCTGTTCCCGGCCAGAAAGGTGACCACTTGGGCTTACCTGTCAGGTCGATATAGTTACAGCCGAGAAAAGCACCGAGAAGAGGTACCGTACCACCAGCAGCCGAGCCGACAATATCAATCAAGCCGTTTGCCAATGGAATCACAGGAGTACCCTGATAGATTACCGAAGACGTTCCAGCAGTTGCTACTGTCTGAATGTTGTAAACAACATCACCGTTGGTATTTGCACCGCTTCCAAGCATACGATACGGGCGAAGCCCGAATGCGGCATTAATATTTGCCATTGCTTAGATCCTTATGTTATTCGGCTGCACGATTGCCGCCGAAAGTGACTCTAGATTGCCGTTCAGGTTTAATAATCGGCATGGACGGATGTTGATCTCTCATCAGGTCGTTATCAACCGCATCAAGCTGTTGTTGCGCTTGGCGATTATAATAAGCAGTACGCTGATTTACCAGATCTACGGGAATACGCGCTAAGACAAGACCCCCAACTGCAATGACGCCAGCATGTTTGCCGTTATCAATCGTGGGAAGATCCCAATCTGGGTATTCTTCGGCGCGAACGAGTTCAAACCCTTCGCGAAGTCGTGCGGACATGTTCTTCCGATCATCAACACCTGAGGCCTCCATTCGGAGCCAACGGTGCCTAAAACCCTCCGGTGCGGGGGGCGCGTCCAAAGAGGACGGTGGTTTCCAAGTCGTAGGTTTTACGGTCTTGGAGCGGACGGTATCTTCGCGTTTTGAGCGATCCATAATCAGTCTCTCTCTGCTTGCTTCAGATTTACCTGCCGGGCGTACTGTTCATAACTCAGCCCCAGTGCTTTGGCAATCTTTTTTTGTGAAGTGGAAAGGTCGTCACCCTTGACAGCCTTGTTTGTTTTTTGTGCGCTGGTGGGCCGCGCACCTCCGACAGCGGATACAAGCTTGGTTCCCTTGGCAAATTTATGCGGGAAATCATTCCGAATACGCTTGTCTAACTCACGATAATACGCATCGCTCGAAGGATTGTACCCCTCTGCAACAAGATCATTGTGAGTGTCGTAGGCCGTGTATGTCATGGCCTTATCCGCTCCAAACCATTCATTACGCTCCGCCCACTGCTGGGCTTTCTCGTCAGGAACGGGTTCTCTTCGAGGGGCAGCAACTTGCTGGGCCGACTGTTGGTCGTACAGAGTCTGCTGCTCCTGTCGATACTTGTAATTGCGGATCTTGTCGCGTTCCAGTTCAAGTTTTGCAAGATACTGGTTGGCCTCAATCTGTTTATCCGTGTCACCAGTGTCAACCGCCGACCGATACTGGTCCTTGTAAAGCTGTTCTTGGACCCTGATCCGCGTGTCAGCTTCTGACGTGTATGACTGATCCAGAAGTGATGTACGCTTCTGCATAGCATCAAGCTGGTTCTTGACAGATTTGGCATAGTCTATTGCCGCCTGTTCACGACGCTCGGTTTCGCGGACTTTATAAGTCAGCTTACCAATACGCTTCCTGACAGACTCGCTCTGAGCAGATAGGTCGTCGTCATCGTCGTCTTTTGGTTTCGGTTTGACCTCTACCTCAACATCCTCGTCATCTGACAACTCTTCATCTACAACGGTAACTTCAATGTCTTCATCATCTTCAAACATGGTAACTCCTTAATGCGCTGTTAGACATTCATGATGTCTTCTGGATCAGCGATGGTTGCGATGACTTCATCATCGTTTAGGATACGAACTTCACCGCCATCAATCTTGAAACGTGAACCCGCATAGCGACCGAATAGAATCCAGTCGTTCTTCTTGCACCACGGACCTGCGGTGAATTTGTTTTCGTCCCCGTAAGCGTCTGGTCCAACTGCCAGAACAAGCCCGACGACGGTGGCAATGGTCTGTCTCTCAACATACTCATCAGCCAAATGAATGCCGCCCCGTGTCTTACCTATGCCGCGATAGGGGAGAACAAGGATGCGCCATCCTGTAGGTTTTGGTAATCGGTCGAATACACTGGAGGGGATCTTGGTTGGATCTAAATACCGATCCTCCAAAGCCACATAGGCTTCTTCCAGTGCGGATTTTGGGGCTTCTACATTCTGAGGCTGGGCCTTCATAGCTTCTGCAACGTGAGTTGGCAGTATTAAACTACTCATCCTTGTCTTCCTGTTTAAGCAGAGAGCGTATTACGTATTCGGCTTCCACCCAGACTTCGTACTTTGCACGAAGCTGCTTGTATGCCACGAAATCAGGAACCGCGCCCTCTGTGATCGCTTCCCTGATAACTTCTTTTCTGTCAGCAAATGTCCTTAGAACCCTGTCAGCAAAGAACAGACTATCCACATGATCTCCTTATCCAATCGGCGTCGAGTTATGGATCATCGCATCTTTCTTCTGGCTACCTGCGGAGGAGCCAAAGAAGAACGCCATAATTCCGGTCCAAGCCGCGCTCAGTGTACCAAACATCATTAAAAGCACGTCGCCGCCTTTTTCTGGCAGACCGTATACCAGAATGTACAGCAATATCCCGAAAAAACCGAAGGTCACTCCAATGGCAAGCACCCGTGGGAGCCAGTCCTTTGTTTCCTTCTGCATGTCACGGGCTGATTTCCTGTCATCGACAGCAATCCTCTCCAGATCAATGTCAAGGCTTCTCATCTGGACCTTGAAGTCCGCATCCACCTTCTTGACAGCGGCAAGCTGTTCTGGTGTCGCAGTAGACAGGGCCGTTGCAATGTCACTGTCATTACCGTCGGGATGACCAAGAAGAACTTCTGACAGGGCTTTGACAGCAACGCCAGCAAGGGGTCCGCCCAAGGCTGTTGCCAGAGTTGGCGCGACAGACCCGATCAAAGGGCCGAATGTTTTAAGAAGATCCATTTTTATCTCCAGTGGATTTAGAACCTAACATGATCCCTGACAGAGTTCCTGTCAGAAACGTAGCGATTGGAGCAATCAACTTGAAAAACTCCGCATCATTCGGGGCCTGTCCATCTATCGGCTGCACTACAAATATTAGACTATATAAGACAGCAAAGACAGTTCCTGTCAGTGTAAGACATAGGGATATCCCAATGATAAACTGCAAAAGAGCGTGTAGTTCGTCCTCTTTAATTCTCATCGTGCCACGGCTCCGCAAGGGTTTTGTTTTAGGGTGTCTGCGGAACAGGTTCCAGAAGCGGTGCAGATAGGGGGATTGCACTCAGCCGCGTCCCAGTTCTTAGGATCTTGGCACGGATACCTGTACCGATCCTCGCATCCTGTCAGAACAATCATCATGGCTACCAGAAAGTATTTCATTTGTGCGTGAACACGACCATCCCGATGCCTACGCATACGGAAAACAGAATAACAGCACCGACAAGCCATGCTCCTATAATTAAGTCCTTCATGTTCTCTTCAGCCTCATGCTGGGCCGCCGCTGCCTGACGCTGGGCTTCCTTACGCATTTCGGTTACTTCCTTCTGAATGGAAATCCACGCTTGTTGACCGTAGGCACCTACAAAAAGGTTTCTGGTGTCTAACTGAAGTTTTTGAGCCTTCTGCTTCAGTGTGTATAGCTTAATCGCCTCGGCTTCATACTCGCCCTGCGATTGAAACAGACGCTTGCTCCTCTTGCCGGACGTGAGTTGCGTAATCTGAGCAACCCTAGCGAAAAGATTACCTACCTTTTCAGCAACGTCCAGCATCTCATGACCAGAGTCCACGGCACCTTTAATGCCGTTGTACAACGCCGTGGCTCCAGCAATGAGAGTAAAAGGGTCCACATTAACTCACTGTGTACTTCTGAGGGCGGAGCATTGCACCAAAGCCACGGGCAGTCTGTTCACCCTTCGGTGCTGGCGGAACTCCGACGGTAGAACCGTTCTTCAAAGGGATTGTCCCTTGATTAACGATTGACTGCGATGTCTCAATGGATGGTGTCTTAGTAGCAGCGCGTGGAATTGGATAGTTCATGGTAGTCTCCTTGTTAACCTAATTACTTAAACGGGGTAGCATAGGCCGCTCCGGGAATGCCCGGAAGAGGTTGTTGTTGTGGAGTAGCATAGGCTGCCCCGGGAATGCCCGAAAAGATAGGGGCATATGCCAGCCCAAGGGCTGCAAAATCAATCGACGGTCTTGGTGCAGAAGGCTTTGAGAAATCATACCCCGAAGTGGCTACCGTTGGTGTTCCAGTATACTTCTTTGCCGCTGCAAAGGTAGGGGCAGTTGGCATCACAGGTGTCGTTGACGTGTCCGGTGTCGTTGGCCCTACAGGTGTCGTTGAATTACCCAAGGATGCAATGCCTTGCCCGGCAGTAGGAGCAGGGGGAGCAGGGGGAGTGCCGTAAAAATACTCGGAATTAGAGGTGTCAGGGGCAGGGGGAGCAGGGGGAGTGCCGTAAAAATACTCGGAATTAGAGGTGTCAGGGGCAGGAGGAGCAGGGGG